CTACGGTCACCGACAACGGGTCGGTTGTTTTGACCATGACCACATCTCAAAACATGGGATCTGCAAACATTGAAGGAAACTCCGTTGCATCATGGATTAAAGATGGAGACAAAGCAGGGAGATTGCTTGATTCAAGTGGAACTGCAATCAACATTCAAAACCATGGCAGGATCTTTGTTGGTTCTCACATTGTTGCATTGGCAACTGCAAACCCTGTGACAACTGACACAACCATAAGCACAAACACTCTTGCAACCTCTCCTTATGTAATTAATGCATCCAATACTGTGACCATAAACGGAGGAGTCACCGTCACCGTGACTGATGATCCGACCTCTTCACAGATCACAAGCATCACCGGAGATGGAACGGCATCCAGTGGAATCGGTCTTTCAAGTGACCTTGCAACCATTTCAATTGCTCAAGTTTTCAACCCGATCAGAATCGGGATTGCCCGTGCAGGAAAGACCATTGATCTGCCCACTCCTGCACCGAATATGAGTTTTCAATACAAGGATTATTCAGTCAGAAGAAGACAACCCACCGGAGGTTATTCTTATCAGCAAAGACCGATTGCAAGAGAGGTTCAAGGGCAATCTGTTTTGACAACGGCACAAGCCCAGAGTCTTCAGAATTTTTACAGAGGATACCGTTCAAAGCCTGTTCCGGTGTTGTTTGTGGAAGGAATGCCAACGGCATTTGAAGAGGAAGAAAAAGGAAATCTTTTTGGATATTTTCAACAACCTCCTCAATTTATTTTTATCAATCGAGATTATCAAAATGTTTCATTTAGTTTATGCGAGGTGATTTAAATGGCTGACTCTACAATAAAACCGGATTCCGGTAATGATCTGGTTCTCCAAAATAATGGAGGAACCGGAAAAATAGAAGTCAATGATGGTGGTGATGTAGAAATCACACCAAGCACTTCATTGAAGGTCACATTGGGAAGTGATTCAGGTGATGACTTTGCAGTTGATACAGACAAACTGGTAGTTGAAGGAGATACTGGTTCCGTTGGTGTTGGTGTTTCAGATCCTATTGCAAAATTTGAAGTGGAAGATGGTGGAACTTCTAAAACAGTCATTATGAAAGTGACTTCTGATGATCAAAATCCTTATGGTTTAATTGTTGGAAACGACACTTATTCAACAACTGATTCAAACGGATTTGCTTTTACTCAAAGGAATGATGGAGAAGCAAAAGTAAGTAATACTGGTACAACTGCAATAACAATAGATACGTCAAGCAATGTTTCCTTAGATGCAGGAAATTTAGTCATCGGCACGGCAGGAAAAGGTATCGATTTTAGTAATGCAGGCGGTTCTGCTTCTGGGAGTTCAAGTGCAATCTTGGATGATTATGAGCAGGGAACTGTAGTTCAATATTTAAATGTTGGTGGCAGTAATGTCTCAACGACTATTATGAATAGCTTAACTAATGAGGGTTATACATACACAAAAATAGGAAATGTTTGCACAGTTGCATGTCGTTTCTCAACAAATGTTGGAGTAAGCCAAGCAGATATTGGAACAGGAACCATTCTAATAAATCTTCCTTTTACATCAAATTCAACATGTCAGATTCAAGGACCAGCCCAACTTTATGAGGGTGGAGGTTCAGGGTGGATCGGTAATGGTAGATTCAGGATTAGTAATAGTCAATCGGTGACAAATATTTATACTGATGCAAATATGTCTTCTGCATTTCAAGCATCTACAACTGCGGAAAGATACATCATTTTTACAGCAACCTATATCGTCGCATAAATTATGGCATTAACAAAAAAAACTATTTTGGAAAAATGTGAAACTGTTTCCATTAATAAAGGGAATCACTATTGTCTTCAGGTTAAAGAACGAAATCAGATTCTTGAAGACGGAGATGAAATTTCTGCTTCTTATGATCGTTATGTTTTACAACCGGATCACGATATTAGCAAAATAACTGACAATCTAATTTTAAGTCAGTTTAATGCCGTGATGACTACACAAGTGAAGGCAAACTATCAGACTTATCTGGCAGAACAAAACGCTGAAAATAATCCTGAGTAAATGACAGGATTATTCATTTTCTTTTTGGTTTATTCAGTGATCATTCTGTCGGGTTTGGCAGGCATTTGGTTTTTAATTTCTCGATACGATGAAATCATTTTAAGAAAAGATGTTTGAATTATTGGCATCAGGACACCATCCAACATTAGAAAGAAATATGGACATTGAAGTTTACGTTTCTTTGATTGAGAGAATTGGCCTCCCTGCCATCATCATTGCCTGTGCATTTTGGTATGTTCGATACCAATCAGACCAAGCAAGGATTGAGAGGGAAGAGATGTGGGCAAAAGACACTTCCAATGATGAGAGACTTTTAAAGCTTGTTGAGACTACAACCGGAGTGATGCAGGAGATGAAAACTGCATTGAACTCCAACACCGAAACCATGAAGGAATTATTGATGGAGTTCCGACTTTCAGCAAAAAGGAATCTATGATGATCACGGGATTACTTGCATCATGTGCAAAGACCATGGTTGTTTCGATGTTATCTGAAAGAGTTGTGTTAAGGGTTTTATTGATGCTTGCAGAGTGGGCATCCGCAAAATCAACAACCTCTCTGGATGATAAGATTGTGACCGAAATCCGCTTGAAGCTTGAAGCGGATGGGAAATTGTAATGCGGTCTTGTTATCAAGCGCAGAACATTTCTTTTTGCCTTGGGGGTTTTTGTGGCTGACATGATCACTCCCAACTTCTCCAAGTCGGAGATGTCATGCCGTTGTGGGTGTGGGATCTATGAAATGGATGATGAGTTCATGAGGATGCTTCAGGAGTTGAGAAACCAGATGAACGGACCCTTGCACATCACCAGTGCAAGACGGTGTGATAAGCACAATGATGATGTCTCGACTGCAAAGAATAAGAAAAACGGAGTTCACACTTTGGGCCAAGCATCAGACGTTTTAATTTCAGGAGAAAGAGCCATGCTCTTGTTTGAGAAAGCAAGACAGATTGGATTCTCTGGAATCGGTTTGAACCAGAGAGGAGATCACCGGAAAAGGTTTGTTCATTTAGACAACAAACCAAGGAAAGCTTTGTGGTCTTATTGAATGGAGAGGTTGTGTTCTAATTGTTGGAATGAGATTGATGACCTGGATGAAGAAGCATCCTATCTTGGACTGACAAAATCAGCATTGATTTCTATCAGGCAATACGAAGCAGTGAAGAAAAGAAAATATTACAGAGTAAAACCTAAAGTAAGAGGAAACCGATTTGTTAAACATTTTAAGAAACCATGGGAGACTTGAGAATCCATGTCATTGAACCGTTTTAAACTTTCCAACTGTACGGTTTCCTATTGCACACTGAAGCAGGCATGGGAGGTGATCATGGAAAAGGACGGATTAGAAATCAGTTACCGTTGGTTTTATTCAAAAGAAAAGGCTGAAAGTTTTGCATTAAATAAACCCTACCTTCATCTGACCTTCACCGACCCTCAGAAACCCTTGCAAATACTGCAAAACCAAATTCCTTCTAATCAGTAGGTTAAAGGTTCAAGTCCTTTCGGGCGCACCATATCCCATTGAATTCATTAATCTTTTTGCTCCGAGTATCTTTTGAAGTGAACCTTCACGAACCTTCATTTGCCCTTGAAATGATATGATTTAACCTCCCGAACCTTCACAGAACCTTCACAACTTCAGGAACTTTTCAACCATTCTTTCCTGTGCTTCATACTTATGGTCTGTGCGGATATGGGTATATCGATGAACCATTCTTTCAGTCTTCCAACCGAATAGATCCATCATGGTTTTGATGGGTGTTCCAGACATGATGTGAAAACTTGCGGAGGTGTGACGGAAATCATGCCAAGTGAAATTTTCAATCCCTGCTTTCTTTAATGCATCCTCAAAAGGTTTTCTGAAATCATAAGATCCTTTCCCTCTCTTGGTTGAAGGAAAAAGAAAGGCTTCTCCTATTTTGGGATTCTCTCTCTGGTATTCTTCAAGCATCTGAAAAACAGAGTTCACAATCTTGACCGTTCTTTTGACATGGGTTTTGGTTTTATCAAAGGTGATGGCCCGTTCTTTAAAATTAATCTGATTTATTTTCAAACCCCAAACCTCCATCCTTCTCGCTCCGGTTGTGAGTGCGATCAAAAGGGCAAGGTGTAGTCTTGGATGATCAATCTTGGTGACTTCAAAAAGTCTTTCTTTCTCCTCATCGGTCAGCATCCTCTCCTTGGTTTCTCCTTCTGGCAAAGACTTGACCGCAGAGCATGGATTAAAATCCAACCAAAACTTTTCAGTCTTGCAGTAGGTTAGGACACCGGAGAGGGTTGCAAGATAACGGTTGACGGTGGAAGGTTTTCTTATCTGATGATTCGACCTTCCACCTTGTTCCCTCACAATCATTTCTTTTTTCATCCGGTCACGGTATCCCACAATCAAGGACGGTGTGATTTCAGATAAGAGTTTGGAACCTAGTTCCTTCTCCCAAAATGAAAGATACCTTTCATATTCAATTCTGGTTTTTCGTTCCAGATGTGGAAGATGGTTTTCAATATATTCCAAAACTGCTTCGTCAAAAAAATGTTTGTCTGCTTCAGACAATCCCTTTACTTTCTTTAAATCCCTCTCCATCTCCAAGGTTTTCTCTGCAAGTCTTGTCCGGTAGAGGTTATCCAAGAAATCCTCAATTTGATCAGGAGTTCTTTGAATCTTTTTTCCTCTGACCGTTTTAGTTTGCGCCCGTTCAACGGTGCAAAGAATCTCCCTTGGAGGATTTTCTTTCTTTGGATCTTTTAACTCATGAAAGAAAGCAATCCATTTTGTTCCGTCTTTCGATAACCGAACCGTCTTTTTTTCAGGATTGAATTTTGGATCAGGCATGAAGCACCTCTTTCATCTCATTTATAATCCCGTCAATGTCTTCATCGACACACTTGACAACTGGAACACCAAGCAAAGTAAAACGAAACCCGTTATTTTCTGTGATCATCATTAGCTCATCTGCTTTTGGATGGCTTGTATCAATGATGATTTCCATTAAATAAACACCAGATTTTACTTCTTTCAACTTAATCAGTTTAGCTCCACAGTCTGTAATTAATTTTTTATGTTCATTGGATTTAACCCAATTACGGTAATCTTCTTCTTTATTAATTTTAAATTTTACTTTGTGTAGTTCTTTCATTTGATCCTCCTTTTAGCTACAGGAGGTGGAATGGAAGGAGGTGCAGTAAATCTTTGCTTACCTACAAAGCTACCTATTCCCGAAATCATGGTTGATTTGATGACTGTTATGTTTTCCAACATTGCCTTTCTGTCCAATTCACACTTGTTAGCAGGACTTATTTTTTAATTAGGTTTTCAAGTCGCTCGATGTGGAATTCAAGCAACTTGAGTTTTTCTTCTGCTTTCAATGCCCTTTCTTTCCATTTGCTTGCATCTTCGGTTTGAGAATTTCCCGTCATGATAAAATGAACGGGCCATTCCTTTTCATATAATGCTCTGATAAATGCTCCACTAAAATCGGAACGTCCTGTCAGAACCGCACTCAAATAGGTTCTGGAAAACCCAAGTTCCTTTCCCAAGTCTTCCTGTTTTAATTTTTTCTCTTTTATAAGTTCTTGAAATCGTTTGATTATTTCAGGATCTTGCTTTGATTTGAAATTTTTTGACATTATTTATTAAAAAAAGTTTGACATTGTGTCAAATGATAGTTAGAGTGTCATTAACTTGTTGAAACAAACATTGAAACAATCTTTTCAAAGATGCAAGAAGAAAAAATTTCAATAAAAAAATTGATGAAGGATTCAGGAGTCACCCTGTCCGATGTTGCGAAAGCATCTGGACATGATCGGTCTGCGGTCTGTCATGCCATTGATGAAGACTTGATTGCAGGCATACAACGAACTGCCCTCAAGCTGATTGAAGAAAGGAATGAAAGGGTAGGAGTTCAACTGTCGTTGTTCAAAGATTCAACGATCAGTTTTTCATAAATCATAAAACGAAAGGAATAAAGAAATGAGTAACTATCAAAGTGGGATTACTTTTAAAAGAAAAGCATCAGGCTTTTACCATGTGGTGAATATCCATGGTGTCATGATTGGCATGATCACCCGTGGCAGAGATAAAAAAGGGACTTGGTGGAATGTCAAAATCAGTACCGACCTTCTCAATAAATTTTTTGGAGAATTTGCGGTCAGAGATCCTCATCTTTCAAGGTCGTTTGTTGGCTTTGTTGATTCAAAGGAATGGTTTAAAGACCGTTCTCTTTCAAATCTTCATAACTGTGAATAGGAATAAAGAAATGAGTGGCAAAATCAAAATGGCTGACCTTCCACCGGAGATTCAAAACATCATTGAACCATCCCAAAGGAAGAAGAGAGAACAAACCTCCATTGAGGTGATCAGAAAAGAAGCCATCAAAGCACTGGCATCAATCAACACTCTCGAAACCAAGGACAGAGAAAGAGCATTAAACCTTGCACTCAAAATGAACAAAGTCTGAAAGGAGAAATGAAACCCAAAATCAAAACCTACACCATCGAAGCAATATATGGAGCTTGTACCAAATGTGACGGTGAACTGGTGAATCAAGATGGGTCATTCATGCTTTCACTAAATCACGATGAGATCATTCAATGTCAGGATTGTTCAACTGAGCATTCATTTCCAATGAGATTAAGAAAAGTTCGTGGCCCAGAACATCCGGCATTTTTTTAACTGAAAGGAGGAACCAAACCAAAATGACCAAGCAAGATGAATCAAGGATGATTCGAAATTCCATGGAGGAATTCTTGCGCCAAGGAGGGACCATCACAAAACTCCCTCCTGCCAAGGCACAGAATTGCTTCAACTTAGATGTCTTCAAAGACAGGGTTGATTCAATGGCTCACACCATCTCCCTCTTTGAAGAACACACCCCTTGGAGTATGAAGTCCACCACTCCAAAAACGTCAACCCGTTTAAAATTTAAAACTAAAAACAGAAAATATTTTCACCCTTGGGCGAAGGTTTTTCTGTGGAAGGAAGGATTGAATGAATGAGTTGATCACCATGAAAAGACTCTTGATTGCAATTGAAAACCTGACGGATGA